TAGTGACGTCAAGCTGAGGGATAATGAAACAAGAAAAGAATATCATCTAGTGTTTGAAACTGATTCCAAAACAGTTAAAGATAAGATTGAAAAGTTTTATAAAGAACTGATGGAAGAACAAAATAATATTGATGATAATGTTTATTTGAGTGAAGTAGGAAAGTATGCTGCTGAATTTGCAAGGAATCATGGAATATCAATAAGTGAAGCGTTGAGAAGACCAATGGTAAAGGCATTTGCAGAAATACAGGGCAGTGTAAATTATTGTACAGGAGAAAGATAATACTGTATGGAACAAGAAAACTGAATATAGAAAAAGTGGCAGAGCACCGACCAAAGTACCTCTGCCACAACATTCATTGTCCAAGAGTATATTAACATAATTCTATTTCTTGGACAAGTGCCAATTAATTACATCCAAGGAGAGACAGAAGATATGACTTGTAAAGATAGACTTAAAAATGACATTGTTGTTGGTATGAGATTGTATTTAGATCCGAACCAGATGAACATTCTGGAAGCGGTAATAGTACAGGTAACAAGAAATCTGGATATCACGGAACAGGAAACACTTCCGGCTACAGTTGACAATACCAATGATTATATTCTTAACCTGTTTATGGCGAGGAAAGCCCCTAAGTTGAAACAAAAGACGGTAGATGCATACATGTTGACGATTCGGGAGCTGATCACATTGCTTAATAAGCCATTGAACCAGATTTCAGAGGGAGACATAGAATATTATCTTTACAAGAAGAGTCAAATGGGAAATAATAACACTTCGCTGAACAATTGTCGAAGGAATATATCAGCATTTTATACATGGATGCGCAAGGTCAAGATTGTATCAGAGAATCCATGTGATGGGATTGACACATATACGCAGGTAGAGAAGCCAATAGATCATCTGGAACCTACAGAGTGGGAGCTTCTTAAAAAAGGATGCTGGGATGCCAGGTCACGCGCACTCATTGAATTTATGCGGTGTACTGCCATGCGTAGGGGCGAAATTCCACAGGTAAAAATCAATGATGTAAATTTTTCAACTGGAGAAATAGAAATATTCGGACATAAGGCAAGCAGGTATAGGACGGTATACCTGGATAAGGTCGCAATATTCTATATCCGGGAATATTTAAGGGAGCGTGGAGTGTCAGAGACAAGCAATCAATATCTGTTTACCCATCTACGAGGGAATACTGCTATGCAGTTAGGAGACAGGGGAATATATACACTTATAAAGACAATAGGTAAAAGAGCAGGCCTTGATAGAAGAATATACCCACATTTATTCAGGAAGACAACAGCAACCGCAATTGTAAAAAGAGGTGGAAGTGAGGATGCAGCTGGTGAGTATCTGGGACATGCACCCAGAAATGTTACCGGAAAGCACTATACATATAAATCTACACAGTATGTGGAACAGATTTTTCACAATTACGTAGAATCAGTATGATGAGGGAGGAATGTTAATGCATGGGTTAGAAGTAGGACAAATAATAGAATTAGAGAGCAAACATGGTCCTGATGAGGCAGCAGAGAAGAGAAGCGGCAGAAAAAGGCTGGTAAAAGAGAAATATATAATAGTGCAGATATGCAAAAATCAGATCATAGTTCAGAATAAAAAAGGATTTAAACGAGGGGTAACAACAGGAGAGCTGATTGTAAGAGGAATAATCAAGCAGACCGGGAAATATGAGGAACTACGTGAGGAACGCTGTGACAAAGAAACCAGTAAGAGAAAAGTAAGATATAGTTATAAAAAGTAACTATAGACTTTAAAATTAATTATTTTATAATAAGAGTAAGAAATAGAGCCAAGAGCCAATATGTAGTCTGGATAAAGACTGTGTATTGGCTCTTTTTTTCAATATGGCAGCAGGAGGTGAAACAGCAATATGCCAAAAAAGAACCCTCTGAGCGATAAGGCACGTAAGTTATATGAGCAGGGAATGAAACTGGTTGATATTGCTGATAAGCTGGACGTGCCGCCGGGAACTATAAGAAGATGGAAGAGTACACAGAATTGGGATAAAAAAAGTCAAGAATCAAAACCCGAACGTTCGGGTAAAAAAAGCGAACGTTCGCCTAATAAAAAAGAACGTCTCATTGTGGCAGCAGAGGACGGCACAAAAGAGACTATGCAAAACGATGAATTATCCACTGAAGAACAGCTATTTTGTGTGTATTATAACCGGACATACAATGCAACACAAAGCTATCTGAAAGCATATCAGACTGGATATGATACTGCCAACGCAGAAGGGTACAAGCTCCTTGTAAGACCTCGTATACAGAAAGAACTTGCCAGATTAAAAGAAATCAAGCGCCAAATGATAGCAATGACGGAAGAAGATATTGTTGAATTACAAATGAGGATTGCTTTCGCAGATGTAGGAGATTATCAGAAATGGGAAGGTGGTCTTGTATTAGCAACATCTTCAGATATGGTTGATACGCAACTTGTAAAAAGGGTTGGTCAGGGTAAGTTCGGGCTGGAACTGGAGTTAAAAGACAGTCAGAAGGCTATAGACTGGCTTACCAAGTACTTTACGATTCATCCACAGGATAAATACAGACTGGAATTTGAAAAGCAGAAGGCATCTGTAAAGGAGAATACAACAGAACAGGTATTGAAAAATATGAAATCCATAGAGGAACTATTACAAAATCCTGTACAGAACAGAGACATCAATGATTTGGAAAGTCAGGAGGAGTAATCGTGAATAAGCCGGCACCATTTTCCATGCGGCAATATGAATATATGCAACATTGTCTGAAAAGCTGGTTCAATGTGGCAGAGGGAGGGAAGCGTGGGGGCAAGAACGTCCTTCAGACTCTTATATTTTGTATGCTGCTGGAAGAACATGAGAATAAGATACACCTTATAGCAGGGGTATCTGTAGCAACCGCAAAATTAAATATACTGGACTGTGACGGGTATGGTCTTTTGAATTACTTTGAGGGGCGCTGTCGTGAAGGAAAGTACAAGGATCGTGATTGCGTATATGTCCAGACTAAAACAGGAGAAAAGATAGTCCTTGTGTCCGGTGGAGGTAAGGACGGTGATGAGAAGCTCATAAAAGGTAATACCTACGGTATGGCATACATTACTGAGGCAAATGAGTGCCACCAAAAATTTTTAAAAGAGACTTTTGACCGTACTATATCATCATCGAACAGAAAAGTGTTTCACGATCTGAACCCAAAGGATCCGGAAGATTGGTATTACACAGAGATTTTGCGATTCCATGAAGAGCAACAGGAAGCAGACCAGGAATATGGTTATAATTATGGGCATTTTACTCTTGTTGATAATATGTCCCTCTCTAATGAGAAGATCAGGGAAGTATTGAAGACATACCAGAAAGGTACAGTCTGGTATAACAGGGATATCAAAGGAGAAAGGACACCAGCAGAGGGAATCATCTTCAGGTATTTTGCAGATGATAATGTACCGTATCTGTATGATCCAGAAGATGAAAATGAGAAAATCATAGAGCCATATCGGGACAATGCGGGAAACTTGCGATATCGTAGGATCAAAAATTTAAGCAAGATAACCATGGGAATAGACTTCGGTGGTAACGGATCTAAGACAACATTCGTATTAGCCGGTTACATGAACGGATATGAAAAGATTAGATTTATGGAAGAACATGGACTACCTGTGACACAGGCGATAGATGCAGAACGAATAGCCAAAGAATTTATTGTATTTTATAGAGAATGTCTGGAGAAATATGGACGTATTGATTGGATATTTCCAGATAGTGCAAGTCCAACCATGATTAATACTCTAAGGAGCGCAGCACGAAAGGAAGGACTGCGCTATGACAATATAGCTGGCTGTAAGAAGAATGAGGTGTCTGAGCGTCCAAGAACAGTAGATATGCTGCTCACAACAGGAAGATTGAAGATAAACAAGAAGTGCGTGAACTTGCGCAAGGCAATAGGTAAGCTACGTTGGGATGAAGATCATCCGGATGTACCGGAAGATAAGAATATAGGTAACTGTAATGACTGGTGGGATGCATCATGCTATACGTGGCTTGATTTTGTAGGATATATAGATTTGGAAAGAAGATAAGGAGGAGTGTACATAATGGATGGTTTTATTGAGAGTTTTCTTTCGGGGAAAGGGTATGCAGTTAATAAAAATGCGCTAAGTGTAATACAGGAATGTGATAACTGGTATGCAAACAGGGTTATCAGGGAGTTTCATAAGAGATGTACAGTACAGGGCGAAGAATATGAAATGAGCAGGCTTGGATTTGCAAAACGCTGCTGTTCCGATGATGCGAACCTGTGTGAAGTCCTTGAGATAAATGCAGGAGCCAATGAGGAGCAGCAGAAATTTGTAAAGGATGTATTGGACAAGAATCAATTTGAAACTCTGTACAGGGAACAATTGGAAAAGACATCGGCAGCAGGAACAGTAGCCTGTTATGTCAGAATAGAGAAAGCTGACCTGTACGAGGATGGTACAGTAAAAGGTGGAATCATTAAATTAAACTATGTGGACGCAGAATGCTTTTATCCACTGACTGTAGATAATAAGATTGTAGTAGAGGCAGCATTTGTAGGAGAGGATCTTGTAAAAAGCAGGAAACAGACAACACTTGTTATGTTTTTAGTGGAGAATGGTACATATACGTCAGAAACACATGTATTTAACGAGAATGGAGAAGAAAAGAAAGAACTTGCAGTAACTGCCAGAATGGGTGATGTGAGACCGTTCGCAGTCATGAGAAATGCAGAAGTAAACAACATTGATAACATGATTGGGTATGGAAAACCGAAGATATGGGATAATATACCATATTTCAAGGCATTGGATATATTATTCAATGTGCTGTATGGGGATCTGGATAAAGCAGATAAGCTGCTCCTGATTAATGACATAATCATAAAATATGACCAGGATGGTAATCCCATCACACCATCAGAGCAGGCAAGAAAAATATTTGTAATGCTGAAAGAAAAGCTGCCTGACCAGAAGGACTTGATACAGGAGTACAATCCAACAATCAGGGTAGAAGAGATCACCAAGACGTTTGAACTGGTGTTGTCGCTGCTGTCTATGTCATTTGGGTATGGGAGCAAGAAATACAGTTTTGAGAATGGACAAATTAAGACAGCGACAGAATATGTAGGGGAGCGCCAGGACCAGCTGCAGGAACTTAACAGGCAGCGTAAACAGGCAATCTATTATATCCGGGATATATGTAGGGCTATAATGTGGTACTCCAATACATATATGGGTACGTCCTATGATATCGATGATGATATAACGATAGAATTTGACGATAGTTATATCCAGGATAAAGAAAGTGAGCTGGAGCGTAAGCGTAATGATGCGATGAGCTTCGAAATTCCAAAGTTAACTATATGGTATTTGATGGATGCCTACAACCTGACCGAAGAGGAAGCTGCACAACTGGTAGAGGAGAAGCAGGAACAGGAAGAGAAGCAAAGGCAGCAGGAAGAACCGGAGGAGGATTAATATATGTTAACTGATGAACAGTTAGAATATATATCTGGTGCTATTGTACCGCTGTTTCAATATCTGGAGAAAGAGGTTATAGCGGATATAGCACGTAGAATAGCAAAAACGCTTACGTACAGCCGCACGGCAGAATTACAGGCTATGTCCATGGCTAATCTTGGATATAGCCCTTCAAAAATTCGACATGAAGCAATGAAAATGTTAAAGGCAGACTCAGAATTTCGTAAGATGGTAGCCAAAAACACATTGGAATATAAGCGGGATGTCAGAAAAATCATTAATGAAATAACAAATGCAGCCTATAAAGCCAATAATGAAATCGTAGCCAAAGCCGGTAACATGTCCTGGGCGAATGATCTTTCAGTATGGAAAGAAGCAGGAAAAGAACTTCCGGCTAATTCATATTTAGAACAACTTGTTGATGCATTTTCCAAGCAGACAGACGGTGAATTTAAAAATATGACTAATTCTACCGGATTTAAGACAATGAACGGATATGAGAGCATAGAAAATGCATACCGTAGAGAATTGGACAAGGCTATTATTAAAGTGTGTTCAGGCACGTTTTCACAAGAGAAAGTGTTACACGATCTGGTGCACAATCTTGCGCAGAGTGGTTTGAGATCAATTGACTTTGCATCTGGACGGTCAATGCAGCTTGATACAGCGGCGCGGCTTGGCTTGCCCTCGGGGGTACCGCAGCGCCCTATGATGCTTTCACCCCGGCGGCCGATGGGTGCATCGATTGCTCCTTTCCCCAGCGGCAGC